CAGTACCACCCGCAGCCGCGCCAACAATGTCAATAAAGCCAGTTGAAAGCGGGATAACAGGAGAACCTTGATAGATCGCGTTAGTGTTTCCAGAGGCGATACGATACTCGGTCGCACCAGTGGTGTTCGCAGCCTGACCGACTACGCCAATCGGGCGAAGCCCGAATGCACCGTTAGTGTTTGCCATAGTAGCAATCCTCTAAGTTAATCGGCGTCTCGTCTTGATCCGCCGAAGGTTACACGACTTTGCCGACTTTGATTAATCGGCATTGAAGGATGTTGTTCCTTCATAAGGTCCTGATCTACAGCTACCATCTGTTCGCGGGTTCGGCCCCCGTAATACTCGTTTCTTTCCTGGGCTGTCTCTACAGGAATACGGCACAGCATCAAGCCACCTTGACCTATGACGCCCTCGTACCGACCATCGTCGATAGTTGGAGCTTCGTAGTCTGGATATTCATCTTTACGGACGGGTTCCCATCCTTCACGCAGCTTGGCATTGACATTTATTTTGTCTTCCTCGCCACGCATTGCAACTCGTATCCAGCGATGCACATACCCATCTGGTGGGGGTGGTGCAGCAAGGTGAGCAGGTGGTGCCCACGGTTTTCTGCGCGTTTCTGTTTCGCGTGTTGCGCTTTTGCGCGGTGTTCTTGTGTCAGCCATCATATCACTCCTTTACATACTTGGCGTATTCTTCGAGAGGTACGCCCAGTTTTTTCGCAATCGCTACTTGAGAGTGCGATAACTTGACCGACCTGCGCCCCTGTTTGTTAGTGCGGGATGCGGAATTACCAGCAGAAGCGACCTGATTTCCACCCGATTTCTTAGCCGTATTAAACTTGTGCGGAAACTCCGAACGAATACGACCATTAAGTTCAGTATAATACTCATCGCTGTTCGGGTCAAACCCCTCTTCTTCGACAAGTTGTTGATGCAACGTAAATGCAGCAGTTGTCATGATCTTATCATTACCAAACCACTCATTTTTTTCTGCCCATGCTTTTGCTTTTGGATCAACCTGTGGCTGTGGTTGAGCCTGTTGTGGTTGAGCCTGTTGCTGCGGCTGCTGTTGCACTTGCATTTTTTGTTGCTGTTCGACACGGCTCTTAGCAGCCCCGTATCTTTGTTTATCTACTGCAATCTGAGCAATCTGCTCTTGTGCAGCAAGCATCGCATCAGAATCTCCAGCTTCGTACGCTTGTTTGTACGCACGTTTTGCTGCCTCTTCCTGCGTAGACAAACGGTTGCCGTACTCGTTCAAGTACCCATTGTCTAATTGTTGTACACGGCCCTTGAGTTTGTTGTTTTCATCCAACAACTTTTGCGCCATTCGCACCGCTTCTTCACGGTCACGTTGTTCATTACGGTAACGCTCGGTTAGTTTCTTGATACGCTTTTGTACCTTTTCACCATAATTTTCGAGTTCGTCATCACCTTCCGCAGCAGCTACTTCAGCCTTGTTTTCCGACTTAGACTCTTCCTGCTGCTCATCTAGAACAACTTCTTGTTCTTCAACTTCTTGTTTTTCTTCAGCCATAATCCTGCCCTACACTTGTTTCACGTCATCTGGCTCTAAAATTGTAGCAATAACCTCATCATCGTTGATGATGCGGACTTCACCGCCGTCAATTTTAAAACGAGAACCTGAGTATCTACCTATACACACCCACTGGCCTTCCTCACACCAAGGTGCTTCATCGGTTCCAAACTTATTTGGATCCTTGTATGCCAACGGTCCTAACTTCAGAACATAAGCTACTACGGTAGCCACCGACTCTCGCTCTCGAACTTCGTCAGGAATGTATAGGCCACTCGCCGTCTTAGCTTTACCTTGGTACGGCATAACTAAAACCCGCCAACCAGTTGGTTGCGGGAGACGTTCGAGTAACGGTTTTTCTAAAAGGGATGGATCTAGTACGCGGTCCTGTGCATTTACATATGCGCTTTCAACTGCAACTCCCGAGACTTCAGCTTTAGCAGCTTCTTTCTCTTTGTTCATTTTCTGCGCGACATGGTCAGGAAGATATAAAGTCTTCGACATCGTCTACGTTTCTCTCCAGCAGGGCCTTGATTTCTTCTCTAGCGTAAGAGAGGCCCCGTATCTCTCCTACAGACATTTTATACTGCTCCCAGTCTTTTACAGAACCGTGAGAAAGAGCCGCTCCAATATCGTTTTGCCGCTCTTCAATTTTCTTATACAAGTATTTTGCCATATCGACAACATCCATTATAGGTTGTCCTTATATTCCTCTTGTAAATCAGATGTGATTGGACCACCTTCAGCCCACTCATTACATGTGTTTTCACTATTACACACAAATTTTAAGAGTTGGCAATAGCCTGTTTCTCCAGACTCATCTCCAATGCATTCCAGCATATCGTCTGTTTGGTTATACATCCCACAGTTTCCGCAACTTTCATCGTTACGAAATGCTACTGCTACATTCGGTTCTCGGTAACCATACTCATCTATTGCTACCTGACGATTCATGTCGTTAAGTTCATAATCCTGGGTAGGCAAAGGACAACTATTCCCGTTGTCATCGTCTTCCATCTTATCGACAGGGATGCCATCTGGCAAAATACTGATCATGACTGTGGGCATTATGTACTCCTAATCCATCCATATATCTTTTTGGTTTTCTCTAATCGGTCATCAAAACCATGAGTGCCACCGTTTACTTTACGAGTTACCTCTGTGATCACCTCGTCGTTGACACCTTTGTCCGCAATCTTAAAAAGACCATTGCGCTTAAAAAACCAATATGCACTTTCGAACGCGTACTCTGTGGCAACAAGATCAGGGTCTTTCATTACATCAGGCAACCGCATTTCAGAAGCAAATGTTCGGTAATTTGAACGGCCCGTGCATTGTAAAAATCCTCGGCCTCGGAACGCCCAGCCGTCATTTTCCTCAACATTTCCGAGTGCACCGCCCTTTGATCTATGTTTATCCATGTAAACATAGTTGGCAATCTTTTGAGGGTTTCGAGCATACTTGGATGCATCCTCTTTGCCTTCTCCAAAGTAACGACGAAACACACGGTTCAATGCGTCTTCTGAATAGTTCAGATTTTCTTCTGTATGCTTAAAGTACCCACTTTCATGGGCTGACTGCCCTAGTAGGTGAGCCGCTCTTTCTGGGGATAACTCGTAATGTTTTGCGATTGCTCTTGCAGTGTTGGGGCCAAAGGCTCCGTCTGCTGTCACACCACAACGTTCCTGCAAGGCTTGCATTGCTTTACTCATCGTTTCATCTCCAAGTACAAACGCCAACAATTAACCAATGTATTCAAGCTCACTGCGCTAAACAGCATGATCCACTGCCACATTTCCATCAGTGCATATCCCCTTTCATATCAATCATGTTGTTATGATCACGGTTGATATACTTTAGCTCGTTCTCCAATAGAGCCACGCGTTGTTGCAATACGGTAATAGCTTTTATGGTAGAAGCAAGCTGCTTGTGTTCTTCCCAGATTTCATCTGCTTCATCCCACAGATAGTCTATTTCCATAGCATTGTCTTTAACGTCACGCTTCAGGTTAACGTTATCTTCGATAGCCATCTTCGAACCAAGTTGGCTAACTGTTTCTTCTAGGTTTGCAATAGTCGCCGCTTGTTGAGATACCCACCAAACACCCCCAGCAAGCTGCATAGCCATCGCAGCAACTAATGCTATGGGTAACTTTAGATTCTCCACTATTTCTTACCGTAGTATTTGGATACAGCGCGATTGCCGAACCAAAATGACATGATAGCAGCAAACAGCCCAGCCGTATTATCATCCCAAATTACATTTAACGCTCCAGCCAAGTCAGCGCCTTGCTCATTCATCATTGTCATTACAGCGACAATTTTGATGGCAACGAAAAGGCCAAAAAAAGCATAAGTGATGACAGGGCGGACTGAACCTCTGAGCGCATTAACAAATCCACCAGCGTCGATACTGTCATGCTTGTACAATCCTTCTGTTTCTTTAATTTCTGCTTGCTTGTCTAACTCTTGTAATTTTAGTTCAGACCGCTTTGTCATAAGATCCATCTCAAGCTGCATACGCTCAAGATTGTGTTTGTGTTCTTGCCCAGCTTTGAAATAGTTTAAAACTTCTGGCAGAAAAGAAGTACCAAAGCCTAGCAGACTGCCCAGCAATGTCATCATCACGCGCTCCTATCCGTCTTAGCTTCTTTGCCCAACCACAATGCGAACGACGCTGAAAGCATCGCAGTGACAAGCGATACGAACGCGCTCTGTTGTGTTGTGGGATCTGGCAAAGTCATGAACCACAAACAAACTTTCCAAGTTAAAACAATCTGACAGAGGAAAGCTAGACGTGGCAGTATTTTCAACTGGTCTATTGCGTTAGCTGTTAGCTGAACCATGTTACACCTTTATGTTTACATTAGTTCCTTCGGGCTTCGAACCCGTAGTCTTGGCCCCGAATCTATCATAACTTTGCAATAAGTCCAATCTTTGCTTCTGGAGGGCCTCTAAGTGGACGTGATTGGCCCTATGTTCTTTTTGTACCCTTTGCTCTATCAGATGGTTTTCTATGCGCTCACGCGCCCTTGTTTGGACGTGTATGTCACTACCCACGTTAAACGGCATATTGTTACTTATTCCTTGTGTCCCATCAGCCACAGCCGCCCCTTTCGATTACCCATTCCGCTATTCTACGATGATGCGTTATAATCACAATTTTTCCTCGCTCATCGTAAACTATCCACCGCATCCTACCTGTTTGCACCAGTCGCATTTACCATCGACCTTGGCCCTTACCTATCATCCAAAGTATGAAGCCCATGACAGCAATACCAATCACGGCGGCTAATATTCCAACAATCCATTCTATGATAGTTCTTTTTAATTCTTCCTTACGATACAACTCTTCCTTACGTTGCTTTCGCATCTTGGCTTCGATTTGCAGCACCTCTTCCCATGCAGACGGCCCGTAGTTCCAAGAAATAAATGCCTTAATGTCTTTACGCATTTCTTCCATTTTTTTCCTATGGGCAAAGATTTCTAAAGCTGTCTCTTCATCAGAGCCTTTAAACTTGTACCAAGGAGGGTTTTTGCTTTTTTCTTCCGCGTAGTTAAAATCAGAGAATGCCTTCCCCCATTGGGAAAGTTGCCCACCCATATCCTGCAAGTCACGCCCGACGGCAATGCCTTTTTTAATCGCATTGAAAGCCGAGGTGGCGACACCGACGGCGGTAATAGGATCAATCATCTAAACGAAACCTCACAGGACACACATACTCGGGACTTACACGGTACACTCTATCATAATATCCGAAGCGTTTCGACCCGCAGTCGTACTGACAGGCTTTGTAGAACCAACTACCGTATCCATTTATCCACATGTGCCCGTATGCGACGAACACAAGTACGCACATCAAAATTCCCCAGCAAACCTTTGGGGACGGGCAATCCTGCTGAAACGGCTGTTTACCATGCCGCCAGATGCGTACTTCTTTTTGCCAGCCTTGTTCAACGCGATGGCTACCGCTTGTTTCTGCGGATAGCCTTCGTCTTTGAGCTTACCAATGTTGGAGCTAATTGTATCTTGAGAGGAACCTTTTTTAAGTGGCATCGCTACCTCGCAGCTAACAGACCAAGAGCCGCGCCCGAGACACCCGAGAAAATGTCTTGCGTGGGCATAGGACGCGGTTGGTGTTGAAATAATTGTCCTACCCCCGTGCCACCGCCGCCAAACGCATTAGGAAACCGTTCGTTTGCCAGACTTGTCACCTCTTGCACAAACGGCTGTACCTCGTTTTGCTGGTAATGGCTGTTAATGTGTCTAATCATCGGTTGAAGATACTGACCTATACCCCCGCCGCCAACAGGCGAAATATGAGGACCTGGTCGCATTGGCAACGGACTAAACCCTGGATCAATTGCTAGGTCAAAGCCGTTATTCATGTCTGGCCTTTTAATCGGCATAAGCTCTTCAACTAAGGGCCTACCCATAAACGGACCCATAGGACCTGGCTGCACTAAATCCAACTGCATGTTAGCCTCTCCTCAACATAGCTTGCCGCTGCACTTCAATGCGCTCACGGTTTACGTCGTTTCTATTTCCAGCAATTTCCTCTTGGCTTTCAATACGCGCTGCGTCTGTTGCCGCTTGCTGCTGCATCTTCGCTGCGTTCATCATAACATCCGCCTCGTCCATCTGAGCCTTACGCTGCTCTGATTGTTGCTTGAGCGCAAGCTCCTGCATACGGATTTGCACCAATGGGTCGGACATCGGATCCTGCCCTTGTGGCGTGATCTCTGCCAATGTTTCCTGCATGATCTGCATTTCCTGCAAGGCCACCAGTTTTTCTACCTCGGCTGGGTTCTGCATCTCTTGTTGCACTTCCATGATCTTCTGCTGCGCTGCTTGCGGATCTACCGCGCCCATCTGAGCGTTTAGCTGCACCTGACTGATCAAACCTTGGATTTCGGTCATAACCAACTGACGTGCCTTCATAGCAATGTGCTCCTGCAAGTGAGCATAGAATGTACCCATGACCTGCGGTGATGTCATAACCAACGGCGTTTTCATGAACATGACGTGGATCTTAATGTGAGCATCGTGATCCTGATCAGGAAACGCCTGTAACAACTGACCCATCAAGCCTCTGGCATTCTCCAAGGCAGGGTCCATAGGCTGTGGCTGTGGCGGCGGTGGGAGAATCTCATCGATGTTCTGGACCTCAAGGGCCTGATACATTCGACGATACGCCGCATGCAGGTTGTGCATCTGGGGGTTTGACTGTGCTAACTGCAACTGCGTCTGCGCTAATGTCACCCTTTGTGCCATGGAGAATATGTTTGGATCGCTGACAGGAATGATGTCAACGCGCTCATCGAAGTCTGTAGCTTTGATCGTCTGCTCCGCACCCGCAACCTGATATGGATACTCAGGCGGTAGGTTCTCAGCAATGATCCGAGCTAGAATACGAAACTCTGTTTTCTGTGCGTAGTGCAGCCGCTTGTGGATAGCAGACATAACCTTCATGCCACGTTCCAACATAGCCATGGTTGTACCCACAGGCGTCTCTTGGTTCATGTTGCTAACCTGCTGGTCAGCCAATGACACAAAGCGTCTACCGCCCTCGATCAGCGCACCAAGCAGTTGTGCAAGCGTACCTGACGGTTCTTTGTATGGCAGCGGTATGATCGAGTCTCTGATGTTACCACCAGGAGCGTCGATATCTCTCCACTCACCTGGCTGCAACGGCTCGTCGTCATTCCGTACTCGAACACCACGCGCCTTGAAACCTGCTGGCAAGTTTGCCAACGTACCTGCATCGATCAACTGACGTAGAATACTGGTTGCGGCACGGCCCAATCCACCAATCATGTGGATCAAACCGAAACCATAAAAACCAAGACCAGGCATAAACCTGTAATGCACAAAGTATTGCTGCTTCTTGGCTAGTTCACCACCCTCTTCGAAGTTCCGACGAATACCCAGAACCTCACCCGATGCCTCGTCAATCGTCACAATATACGGTAATTGAATACCTGTTGGCTCCCCGTTAGGAGACATGTCCTCGAAACCCTCAAGGTCCAAGTCCACATGCATTTCCAAAAGCGTATAGACATCGTCCGCATACGTCTTGCTGGTGCCTTGTATCTCATCAACCTTCTCACGAACCTCATCTGGTCCATGGTCACTCGTAAGCAATTCCACGTCGCGGTAAAAACCAGCGACCTGCATCTTACGAACCTGATTGAAGTCCATCCGCAGAACATGCGTCACCCGAGGCGATGTCTGCAAATCACTTGCGTGATATGGAACAACCAAGTCTTGAGCGGGAACAAACTTAGATACAGGCCGCTGTTTGGCTTCGTCGTAATAAACCTTCTTAAATGTAGAACCTGATAGCGGTAAGTAAAACAACAACTGATCCATGTCTGGATCAAACTCTTCCATGACCTCCATAATCTGGTAGTTCATGAAATCTTTTACGCGCTGGGCTTGCGCCTCACGCTCTTGGTCCTGCAATCCAAGGATCTGTGTCTGTACGGGACCACCTGCTGGCAGTAGTTCCTTGTAGGCTTGCGCTTGGAACTGTGTGACGCTCTCAGCAATCAACGGGTGTGTCACCCCACTGGCACCCTGAAACGGCTCTGTACGCTCCTCGTGCTTGATGCCAAGCTGGTCTAGCCCCTTGGTGTACGCTTCTTCCCACTCGGATCTGGATTCTTGGTCTTCCTCGTATGCCGCCCGTAGTTCGCTCGACAACTCTCCAAGATACCCTTCGTCCAAAAACTCCGCCAAGTTTGCGTTGTGCTCCATCGGAGCTTCCGCCTCTGCTTGTTGGATCATGTCCGCCAGAGCCTGTACTACAGCCGTGCCGTCCTCTTGAGGGATAACTTCCGCGCCCCCCGCAAAGTCTTCTACTTGTGGCACAGATACATCAACAGAAGGTAGATTTTCATCTGCCCCGCCTTGCATCTGTCCTCCGTCAACTAACGTGCCCATTGGGCGTGGTGGCATAGCCATTAGTAATACTCCCGTTTAGTAGGGACAAAATCATCCCCAACGTCCTCGTTCTCTAAAGAAATGAAACCTCCTTGTCGAAAACGCATCAATGCTAAAGTCATACTATCACAAAAATCGTCATAGTCACCATTAGGAAATGAAACGACCTCTTCGATCACCTCATCCGCAAATTTCTTATCCGTCGGTGCCCATACTGTTCCCGCCTCAAATAGCGGTGCAACCATGTGCATCCTCGTTATTTTATCTTTCCCTTTGCCAGGTGAAAAGCCCAATGCAGGAATACCGCGCAGCCGCAACTCGTCAATGAGTGGTGTACCCGTCGCTTTCGCTTCGACCAACACCATGTCTGGCTCCCAGTATTCGTGTTCTTCATAGGCTATCTCCTTGAGTTCGGGAAAGTTCCAACGCCCTCGTCGAGCGTCCATCAAGATAATATTGTCAGGCCCACCTTCCTCTGGCTCGAAGATGCC